CAGTCAGTATATGGTAAAGTTGGCGTAGGAACAACTTTTGCTGCAGACGTTATTCCTTCTACTCAAGCAACCATCGGCATTGCTACCATTACTGCTGTAAATTCTAATGGCAATAGCACTGTTATCTCAGCAAACCCACAGTTCCCAGGTTTAGTAAGTGTTGGTGATCTGATTAGTTACACTAGCACAGATACTGCACAAAGTTTTACTGATCCAGTGTTTGCTACTGTTCAGTCAGTAACCGATACAAGTATTGTAATTTCTGGTGTCACAACTGTTACTGGCATCTGTGAAGGAAGACTTCCTACAACTGGAACAAGAATTGAAGTTACTGATATGAAAGTTCTTGCAACAAAACTTTCAGAATCAAGTGGTAGTACACTCTATACGACACTTCCAAAAGAAAATATTGAATCAGTTACTCTCAATGATTCTTTCATTACTCTCAGAAAGTATGAGACTGTAAATATCACCGACAATGAATTGTCTGCGGTGGTAAATGCAGGAACTAATGAAACATTTATGCCATTTGACGAGGAGAGATATTCTCTGATTAGATCTGATGGTTCAACTGAGGTTCTGACTGCAAACAAGTTTGCTTTTGATAGCGAAAATAAAGAACTTCAAATTTATAACCTTGGCACAAATGATGTTGGTGCTCAACTAATTTACACGGTTAAGAAACTCAAGCCTGTTGCGAAGAAAAAGAAAAAGAACAGAGTTAACTCTGTTATAATTGACAAATCCAACCTTGTAGGATCTGGAGTTGGGGCAACAACTCTGAATGATGGTCTTACTTACGGAAACTATGCTTATGGTACTAGAGTTCAGGATAAGAGAATATCTTTGAATGTTAGTGATGTTATTAACATCCAAGCAATTTATGAATCTGCAGATACAAGTCAAGCATCAGCACCAACTGTTATTATCGCGTCTCTCTCTGGCCCACAAGGAGAAACTAGTGATCTTTTGGTTGGAGAAAGGTTTGAGGGACTCACTAGTGGCGCTGTAGGTGTAATTGCAGAAAAATTAACTGGTACTAAGATCTCTTATATTCCTAAAAATACCAATGCATTGATTGAGGGAGAGACTATAAGATTTGAAGAAACTAATATTGATGGAACAGTTTCAGTGGTAACTGAACCAAGTTTTAATGTCTCAAAGGACTATAAGTTCAGCACAGGTCAGAGAGGATCTTTCTATGGTGGTGGTTCTATCAATAGAAAGGATGGTGTTGATCCTGCTACAAAACAACTGAAAGTTTACTTTACTAATGGTTATTTTGAAGCAGCAGATTCTGGAGATATTGTCACAACAAATTCA